CACCGCAATAAAGAGCCATCAGACGGCAGAACTCCTTGATCTTTTCCGCTACCAGCAGAGAACCCGTGTCCTTACGCCATGCACCCTCGGAGTAGGTGAACCAGCTTTTCGCTTCGGGACAGTAGCGGGTATCGTTTTTATAGCACTCGGAGAACAGCTCCGCCATGCCGGACTCGTCCCACGAATACCCTGTGCCGCTGATCGGGTGGCTATGCTCAGGCTGTGCTTCCTTAATCTGAAACATCACTCTGGACTGAGCTTCGTCCATGATGTAGCGACCGTTGGAGAGCTGGAAAAGAGCCTGTTCTTCGGGGACGGTTGCGATTTCATCAGCCATAGTTTCACTTCCTTTTCTTCATCGCTCTCGCCAGCACCACGGCGGCACAGTCCTGAGAGTCTTCATCCCACCATGCACAGCGCTGTTTCTGGCAGGGACAGAGGGGAATATCTTCGGGGCAGCTCATTGACAACGGACAGATTTTCTTCTCACTCTCCACTGTCTACACCCCCCCCATAGAAGAAAGCGTTCTTCAAAGCGGTGTCCACATGACGCATGATCTCAGGCGGCAGAGTGCAGATGTACTCCCAATTATCGGACACATCTACGACACGCACCTGTTCACACTCAACCATGCTCGGCTGTAAAGACCCCCAAGTGACAGCCACATGGGTCGGCAGTTCGAGCCGCTTGATTTTAGTGGTCAGGGGAACGACAATGCTGGTGGAAGAAAACTGATTGCCGACATTGTTTTGCACAACCACCCACGGACGCTTACCGGCCTGAATATGACTGTTGGCAAGCATGGGAACATCAATGATAACAACATCGCCACGCTGATAAGGTTTCATAATTACCTCCTGTATCTGGTCACGCTGTTGACAATCAACTCAACTTCTGACTGCGGGAGAGGGGGCTTGCAGGCTTGGGAGTTGGCGTACAACAGCTCTTTGTAAATCTCTGCTTTGGTGTAACCTTGGTTATGGAGCTGACCCGCCAGAGAAGTCAGGCTGAGGTTCCGGCTTCCCGGTGTGATAGGCGGGTATTCAGGCTTCAAATGCAGCTTGCCATTTTCGGGGCGGCGGTAGATGGGAGAATAGATACGCTGAGGGGCGACCGTACCTGAGCTACTTTCCTTCGGTGTGTCGGGAAAATACTTCTCGATCACATAGTCAATCGCTGACTGGTTTTCAACGATCTTGGAGAAGATCAAAACCTCGCCGGTCATGATGAAGTACCGATTGCTCTTGTAAATCTCCACGGCGGCACGGTTGTTCTTGCCCTTGAAGGGCAGCTCACCACGAACGAGAATGTGAACCCCTCTCCCGCTTCTGGACTTTTCCGTGTAGGAGTGGCAACGACCGATAATATCAGCCGCCAGCGGGTTCAGAAACCCATCAGTAAAGCCATCGTCAATGTCGATACCTACAACCCCTGTATCGTGAAATACATAGCCAATACCGTCATAGTAGCCGTGCTGGACATTGTGTTCAGCGTCAATGTAATTTGACCATGTATCAGGATTAGAGGAAGAAGCCGCCTTTCTGACGGTGGCCTGCATGGGAACTTTCGACCCGTCCCATACATTGACCCATGCCTTTTCCGCTCGGAGTTCAGCGGGTATATTCTCATACATAGCTACCACCTCTCGGTCGTTTGTTGTTGGCTTGTTCTTTCCAAGTAGCCCAACGACAATTATCGGGAGAATAATTCCCATCGGGATTGATACGGTCGATTGTCAAAGTGTCAGTATATCCATGACTTAACGCCCATTCTTGAAAAGGCTCAAAGTGTGACCACTCACTACACACGGTTATTCCTCTGCCGCCGTATAAGTTGTAACACTTGTCATTTGGATTGTTACAACGCTTCCGCATAGCTTTCCAAATACCGTATAGACGGGTATGGGTTTGACCGTGCATTTTATGCTGTGTGCTGGACACTTCTCGGCGGTAGCACCCACAGCTTTTAATATCACCTTTGACAAGGTTTCCAGCGAGTGGATATACAATGTTTCCGCAATCGCAAACGCACTTCCAGCGGCAACTACCGTTGTAATCTAAAACCGTCAAGCGACCAAATCGCTGGCCTGTTAAATCAATTCGTTTCATATCTCAATCCTCATAAGGACTTGGTAAAGACCAGTCCCATACCGTCCCGCCCTTATAGGCATTTCTGAAATGATTTCGTTTTGAGTCTCCCGAAAACCACAGGTAATCCGCAGGGAGGACACGACCGACCTCAACCTGACCTTCTCTCTCTGCATACCAGCGAGTCAGCACATCTATACAGAGAGTAATCAAACCATCATCGACCGGGTTTTCCTCGTTGTACCCTACGAATTGTTTAGGTGTAGTCACGACCGTTATAATGTCGCCGTAGCCATGATCGACACGGTTGAGTGCACACCACACACAAGCAGCTTTCTCAGCGTCAGAGCTGACCCCTCTGGCTTCTCCCCATAGCATTTTTGCCAGTACAATCACTTCCTCGTCTGTCCACGGCTGAGGTGCCATCTCCGGCTCTGGCTCCGGGGTGACTACCTCTACCACCTCGACAACGGGAGAAGGTTTTTCGACCTCAACCGTGGGTAATTTCAGACAAAGGACTGCGACAATGGTGACGAACCACAGGAAGATTGAAAATCTCAGCCCTCGCAAGGGGTCTTAGCCTTGCTGGACTTGGGCTTTGTCGAGGTTCCAGCAAAATAGAACTTGTCATCTACGCAGATGGGGAAATCGGGAAAGAGCTTGCTGGCGGTCTGCGTTCCACGGGAACAAATCTGCTCTGCCGCCGCCAGCGACATTTCATCTTTCACGAAGTCCTTTCCAGCAGCCATGATATACGGCACTTTGCCGTCAATGCTTTTCAGTTTCATCGGGTTCTTTCCTTTCTTTGTTCCACGCTTCAACATCAACGCCGATACGCTTCAACATTTCTTTGCAGAGCCATGTGTAATCGTCCGGCATTTGATAATACTGGATAAGGCGGTCATGCTCGGCGGAGAAAGCGTCATAGAATTTCCGCAGGCGCTTCTTGCCGAAACCAAGGTGAACATGGAGGGTATAAAGCACCATAGCGTCAATATCATCGGCATAGCGCCTGTCGGCTTCCACAATCTGACGATTGATTTCCATGTCCATTGCTTTCTTCTCGGCGGCACTCAGAACCGCACCAAATATCTTGCCGCCAGCTTTCTTAATCCTCATACCTCAATGTCCTCGAAGAAGACTGGATAGGTCTGTTTCAACAGGGTCAGGAGCATATTGGCAATGACCCGCATATCGGGGTGAGCCGCTACGGGGCAGCGCATACGGCAGAAATGCCGCCATTCTCTGAGGTCAGCGGTCATGACCACCTCGGTCTTCAAACTGTTCGGAAGGACAGATCGAGCTTCCTGCGGGGTACAACCCTCGTTCAGCAGATCGAAGTAGGCAACCTCGGCGTTCTCGCACGACCGCTTCCAGATATGGTAGGTCGAGTCGGTCTTGGCGAAGGTCGAGGGACGAATGACGGTGATCTCGCCGCCGAAGCCCTCCTTGCCGTAATTGCAGTACCGAGTGGACTCCTGACAGAACGCCGCCAGACGGTGACGGACAATCTCATGGCTCACGCCCCGGTCGCAGACGAAGCGAACAGTAAGAGAGCCATGCTCAATGACAGCTTCGTGACCCCGCTTGATAATGCCCCGGACGAACTTCTCTGCGCTTCCGTCCGTGATTTTGTCCTCGGACTTGTAGCAAGTACGCCCTGCGGCTTCGATGGTGGTCAGAAGGGTCTTATATTCGGGAGCGTTGATAAGCTCCACATGAGGTTCAATGATTTTCACTTTCAGACTCCCTTTCATACCAAGGTTTGAAGTTGATAATCTGTTCGTAGAGGTTATTTGCTCTGCCATCGAAACAGATTGTACGGTCATCAACATGAACGATGGAGGGAACTTTTCTTGCTTGAATTTGCACCATCGGAAACCCGTAGTGTTTCAGCCATTCAGCAATCGCTGTCTGCCCCTCAAAGGACTCCGCACGAGAAGAACAGATGACCACACATAAACCATCGCTTATGAGTTGTTCAATGACCTCTTTAATCCCTTCTACGGGAGGGTCGGGAATAACAGCGGCACCCTTCCACCCGCTTCGGTAGGAATGAATTACGCCATCGAAATCGAAAGAAACCGTTGGAATATACATACTTCACACCCCCGCAACATGGCTTGCCAGCATATCGGCTTGGTGTGTCCACAGCACATTCGGGTACTGGCTGACTGCTCTGGTGTAGTCATTCCACTCGGACTTGTCGGTGAAAGCGCCCATGTGGTAGCGAATACACATAATTTCTTCATCAGTCAGCGTGTAGAACTGAGAGAGAAGCATGACAGACTTATCACCATGACCTTTCAGAAGGGTGTCGGGGTTGTACTCCCACGCCTGTTCGTCATAGATTGGCGTACAACCACCATTAAATTCTTCAATGTGACCTGCTACCGGGTGGCGGTATTGGTCGATCTTGCACAGGTCATGGAACATACCCACGATGAAGGGAGAACGAGCCTTGCGCCAGATCAGGTGATTGGCCTGAGTGAGCGCCAGAAGGTACTCCGTGACCATGCGGGAGTGGTTCAGAAGACCGCCCTCGTAATTGCCGTGGTACTTGGTGGAAGCAGGGGCGGTGAAGAAGCCGTAAGCCATCAGGTACTCCATCATGTCATCGGAAACAACAGAGGTTCCGTCAGGCAGCTTCATGAAGTTCATGAAATCAGTCACTTCGGACTTAGAGAAGCAGTCAGGCATTTTCGTACTCCTTTCTATGGATACTTTTTTCACTGTCGAACCCGTCAGGGTAACGAGCCAGCAGCTTATCGACATTGTGCTGTGCCACATATTCAAGGGTCACACCCAAGCCGGTCGCCAACTGTGCGACATACCAGAGAACATCGCCCAGCTCGTCAACCATCTTCATCGGGTCGAAAGCATGACCCTGAAACTCGGTCTTTTTCAGAATGTCAATGCACTCTCCGGCTTCGCCGTTCAGACCGTAACAGCCGTTGCGAACCTTATCCCATGAAGTCAGGTTGCCGGAGGTACGCTCGGCAGCTTTCTGATAATCATTCAGCGTCATCGTCAGCGACCTCCTTCTCCAACTCTGCATACAACATCGTGTGCATATAGACGGACTCGGACTGGCCGATAGGCCGCAGAACGGTTCTCTTTTTCAGAGTCCACCCATCACGCAGAGCCGCATTTACTTCATCGTCAAAGATGGTGGGATTGTCCAGACGATTCCGAATGGTTTTAATCTGCAACATCTTCCGCAACCTCCATTTCCACCACCGTCATAATGGCGTAGTTGGCGAGGTCAATCAGGGTGTCACGGATAGACTCGTCATTGACCTTCTGCTCACCGCCACGGGAGAGGGTCTTGAAGCGGCTGAACTTGTCTCCCAACCGGATACGAGCCATCGCCATTCCTTCTTCAACGAAGGTCTGGTGGAAGCTGTCACCGTAGTCATGGTTCTTACGCTCATAGAGCTTGTTGATCTCCTTGCAGATTTCAGCGTGGCGCTGAACCTTGGAGAGCGAACAAATATAGGCTTCTGCCATTGTAGCTTATCCTCACTTTCAACATAGTTTTCAACATACCATTGGCGAGGGAGAGCCTTTCAAATTAGCCCTCCCTCGCACCCGGTATCAGCCAAGGAGAGCTGCCAAATCCATCGGGGACTTCGGAGCGGTCTTCTGAGCCGCCTGAGAAGCCGCAGGAGCGGTTTTAACAGCGAGGGTAGCAACCATATTACCGGAGCCGCCCCAACCCTCAGAGGGACGTTTATCCGCCAAACGGACGAAGGTAATGCTCTGTCCGGGCTTCTTCTTGTTCTCCTGAACATCATGCTCGATGTCACACTCAATGAAGTGACCAATCAGGTCGGTGTGGTCGATCTCGGTCAGGTCGAAGTTGCCGAGCGCAGTCTTGGCGAAGTAGCTGAAAGCGTTGTAGGCACCCTCGTTGGGAGAGCCATCGGATTTCAGCAGGGAGAAGCGTTCGATGTGCTTACTGCCGTTCTGCGTCTGCATATAGACTTCCAGCTTGCCGAAGTCCTCCTTGTACTTCACATCGGTAATCTGAAAGACATGAGTACCTTCGGGAATGAGGGTGAAACCCTCGGTGAGTCCGATTTTAGCCATTGTTTTTGTCCTCCTTCATGGTGTAGAAATTGAGCTGTTCTGTGTACTCGCAGGGGAAGATGATACCAACCAACTGGTCTTCATCATCGGGGTACTTGGCGTACTGCTTGACCAGCAGGGCTTTCGGTACGCTCTTGTCGCTTTCCAGATCGTAAGCGTACAAGATTTCGCAGAAGTCAGACTTCTCGATCAGCGACCAGTCATCATTGGTGATGGGAAGGGTCATGGTGCTGTCCTGCGTGGCGAAGATACGGACACAATCCTTGATTGCGCCGTCCGGCTCAGGCATGATTGCCTTGACCAGCGTGGCGTACTCGGTGCAACCGACCTGAGAAATCAGGCGACCAATGCCATCAGGCATTTTCTCGTTGCTGTACCCGGTCACGCTGCGGATACCATCGGGAATGAGCATAAGTACGGACGGGGAAGCAAGCCAGCGTTCGTCCATGTACTCATAGATAGCGCCGCCATCAGGGGCGAGGGACTTCACGAACTTGGAAAACTTCATAGGTCAATCCTCCTTAATGATTTTCGGGGAAATGCGGTAGCTGTCCTCAGTGGTCGTGTACTTCGCCAGAATACCGTCCGCTTTCATAGCGTCCTTGTCGATCTTCGTGGTAGAAGTACGGCTGACTTCCCAATTATAGGCAGAGCCAGCGATAGACACTTTCTTGTCACCGTCACGGAACTGAGCGATTGCGGCTTTCTTAATCATGTCGGTCAAGACCTTGTACCGCTTCTCGTCCTCAGCCACCTCAGCGGCGTGAGCGTCCAGCTTGGCTTTCAGGTCTTCGGCTTCCTTGACCAGCGCCGCCATATCCGTTTCAGGAGACAGGTTGTTGGTGCGGAGAGCTTTCAGGATTTCAGCGTCCTTGCGCTCGTCAAAGGCAGGGGAAATGCCGCTCTCCACATAGTCCTTCCACCATTTCAGGGCAGGCTTCACATACTTCTTCTCGAAGTCAGGATACCGCTCAGACACCTTGAAGGGACGGGTGATGGTATTCTCACCGCTGCACACGAACTTCTCAGGGTTATCGTAGTCCTTGGGTTCGAGGAAGGAAGCGACCATGATAACCTCGTCCACGCCGAGAAGGTAAGCGTACAACGCCGCCTGCAAAGCGTAATACTCAGGAATATCATCCTTCCAGTCCTCGACACGCTTGGAAGTCTTCATTTCGAGGACGGTGGTGGGCTTGCCATCTTTGCCATAGAGCAAGTAATCCCACATACCGCCGAGAACGGGGCTTTCCCTAAAGAAGTCACCGTAGGTCTGACGGAAGTAGTCTTTGCCCCAAATGTCGGTCGGTGTGACCAGATTGCTCATGAAGTAGGTCTGCTTCATGTACTCGGCCTGCTTAGGTTCGATGGTTTTACCAGCGATGGTGTAGATCGTATCCTCGAACGGCTTCTGATAGGTGCGGGTCACTTCACACCAAATCTCGAACGGTGTAGACCACGGGTTCAGACCGAGGATAGTGGCGAAGCGAGTACCAGTCAGCTTCTTCGGGCGCTTGGGAGGGATAATCTGGATTTTGTTACCGTCAAGCCATTCCATTTTTGTTTACCTCCTTATAATTCACAAATTCGTCAGCGGCACATTCCCGAACGGCAGTATCAGGGTCGTTACCGTAGAGCTTACAGCAATCCGCTTCCAAGTCTGCATTGACGCACTTGCGGCAATCAATTTCAATCATGCCTTAGCCCTCCTTCGCCGTTTTCATTTCGTATCCAGCCAGCATATTGTTCACGCCCTCGATCAGAGCGTCACACTTGTCGGCTTCGATCTTGGAAAAGCCCTCGGTCTTCATGGCGATGGTCTGCACGAACTGTTCCTGCTCTGCGTCAATATCCATGAGCTTTTTCAGCAGACTTTTCAGCGTACCGACCTGTTCCTCGGTAGCCGCACCAGCAGGAGCGCCGGTCAGTTCCTTCTTGATTTCCTGACGCTGTTCAGTGGTCACAGGGGGCTTCTTGGTGACGGCAGGAGCGGGAGCGGGAGTCGTGTCAAACTCGCCGCTGTCGATACTGTCATGCTCCACAATGTCCAAAACGAGCTGCCACAGGTAGCGGCGAATGTAGGTGATGGAACTGCCGGTCGCCTGCATTTCGTTTGTGACCTGATTACCAGCGTTGGACACGATGGGGGTGATGGGGGTGTACGGTGCAACGAAGTCAATGAAGTCCTCACGGTCATTGACATTGTAGACACGAGCGGTCGCCTTGTCGCCGTACATGGACGGAATCATCATCAGACCGATTTCAAGAAAAATCTGCTCGGCCTTGGGAACAATGTCCGCCAGCTCGAAATACTTATATTCGAGCTTCATGTGCTTGCCGCTCTTGTCCACGCCAGCTTCGAGGAAGCGCACACGGGCAAGCTGCAACTTCTGAAATACATTCATGGTGGAATAATCCACCGCCGCAGTCTCAGTGGCTTTCTTGGTAGTAGCCATATTTATACCTCCAACATTTCTAATAATTTTTTCTTGATGGAATTGACTCTGCGGGTATTTCGCTTGGGTGGCTTCTCTCCGAGGAAATCTCGAACATAACGCCGTGCCAGCCGGATATACCAGTCACGGTCAACCACATCAATCGTCAGGTGATTGTCGTTGTCTACGACACATTTTGTGGGGAGTCCAGCAATCTTGACGGGATTGCCAGTGCCAAGGTGGATTTTGTAGAGGGTTCCATACCGATGATCTTCCGTGGCATATACCCGGTTGACCTTCTGAACTACCTCCATCTGACCGTCTACCTCATGGAGAGCGTCACCATACTTGCTCCCAGCCTTGGCGACCAACTGGAAGTCCAGCAGGCGGTCGCAGCTCATGATGGTATCTTCGACCGGGATACCGTAGGCCAGATAATCCTTGACCGCCTTGGCGACCACACAAGCGTTGTTGTTGATGTTGAACGCTCCTGCCGGGGCAATCCCACGAACGAGAACGCCGCCCTTGATTTTGGGGTCGCCCTCGAAGGGAACCTCGACATAATTGTTCACATCTTTCTGACAGATCATCTTGATAAGGTCTTCCTCCAACTCAAAGCCGGTTCTGTCCTGCCACTCCTGCGTGATCTCTTGATACATCGGCACATCACAGTCATCAAGGCTGACCATGATACCATCGGTGTTGAGCTGAATGATCTTCAAGGTGGGGCAGTCCTGAACAAGATGTTCCGCCATTTCGAGCAACTGCAACTGGCCTGAGATACAGACCGAGCGCCCCATAAGCGGATCATACAGGTCATTGTAGCGGTTCAACATAGCGCCGTAGGTGGTGTTCAGCACCAGCTTCAAGGCGTTTGCCGTAGCCTTATCACCAGCCCTCTTTGCTTTAACACGCCGCTCAATGGTAGCGGCATACACATCGGGAGAGGGAATATTTCGGCTACAATAACCGTTCAAGGTCATCTGGTGTGGATAGTAGCTTGCAACATCTTTGTTGCGGATAGAGCGGGTTTCCGTGGCTTCCTCTCGGTAACATGGGATAGCCCCGTGAATACCACCGTAGGCGATGGTGCAAGGACAGCCGCCTACCATCAGATCGAGCTTTTCCTTGAACACCACTTCGTCAGGAATACTCTTATCCTTCAACCGTTCGAAGAAGTCGAACACTTCCTGCGGAATGTACTGACGAAGCAGCTTCGGCGGATACTGGTATTCCCGCTCGTCATAGTGCGGTTTCTGCTCTGCGTCAAGGTAAGCAGCGGTCAGCTTGGCGTTGGTCATGTAGAGGGCTTTTGCGGGATACAGCCCCTTTTCACGACCCAGCGTGAGCTTGCTGGACAGGTATCCTTGGCGGAGATCGTCCAGCCTGTCGGTTGCATCAACATCATGACGGCAGTAGAACTCGACCTCTTGCTTCTCGTCCTCAGTCAGAGGGCGGTCGATGTTAAACGGAACAGTGGTTTCACGAATGTCCATTCCGAGGTGCGCTTCGATTGCTTTCAAGGACAACCCCATCTGGCAATCGTCCATCAGGTCATATTGATCGAAGAAAATCCCGCAGTCACGGAGAGGGGCGTACTCCCAGCCCTCGTGACCACCAACGATGATAAAATCGTTGACCGCCTTGATTTCCTCCGGCGTGAAACCTGAGAGAACCGCTTTCAGAATGAATTGGTCATAGTGCTTATTGTTGAACCCAGCCAACAGGGGTTCTTGGGTCATGAATTGTTCGA